CGAGACCGTTTCGGGTCCGGTTGCTTTAATCGCCGTTTGTATTACACCTCGAATAGATGTCGGTAACAAGCCGGTAGTCATCTTAATGAATGTAATTGAATCATTCCATTCTGTAGAATCTTGCAAGGCAACACCTACGTTATACATAGCAGCGGCGCCGGTGCTTAATTTCCAATCAGGTACAATGATGTTTTCTAAATTAAAGCCACCAAAGTCAGCACCTTTCTCAACTCCTACAAGGATTTTATTTTTACGATCAACAGAAATAAAATCATATTTCTCCTGCATTTGGTGAAATTTACGATACTGTTTGTGCATCGTTAACCCACTTTTATGAGCAAACATGAAAAATTGTTTTCCATCGTTGCCATAGAACTGACCGCCATAGCCAGCGGTCTCAACTGTGTATTCACTCGATTTGTCTTCGCATCCTACTAAATCGTTGATAGGGTACCAACGTTTATTAGGGTTGTCATGAACCAACATTGAATTAATTTTAGAGGTCAATGAGAGTGCCTCTGTTGGTGTAATCACATCGCCCTTTGGAATGAAGATTATATCTTCGAATAACTTAGGGTCAATGATGCAGGTTTGTACACCTGTATTTTGGGCCTTACCTGAACTATCGCATCCAAGCCAGCCTATAATTGTTTTTGCCATTTGTTTAATTTTTTAATTTTACTAAATACATTTTTGTTCATCAATTTTTAATTTCAATCCTTGGATAAATATACCGTCTAAAATATCAGGTAATTTATACGCACGCTTACCATCATCTCCCATGTGCAAATCATCAATCTTTGTATGTGGGTACCATTTCGATTTATAGCCGTCAAAATACTGTGAATCTGCAACTACTTGCATGAATTCAGCGTAAATTGGATATAATATAGGCAAATAGCTTTGGCTATATCTTTCGTCGCTTAATAGTCCGGTTTGGGACTGAGTGCATATACAAAAGTCAAGGCTTACGTCAATGCCCAAATAATCATCGCTTATCACTTCTTCGAAGTTATGAATGAGAATTATTAACGGGTATCTTTCGTTTTTGGTAGATGTAGCTTTTGACTCAGCAATTAAACGACTTATTACATGATCCCAAGTACCATGCTTAAATTTAACGCTTGCCCCTATTTGTTCGCTTATGTTGTCGCTTACGGTGTCTACTATTGTGGTAAACACAGAAGGGACTGAAATAGGCAACTTGTTATAGGTTTTCGGCATTAGATTACATGGGGTAGATAGGTGAATAAATCTAAATTAAGCGGTTTGTATGTCGAATATGCTGTTGTATCGGAAAGCAATAACTCATTAAGAATTAAATGATTCTTTACCATGGAATTATACACACTCACACATGTTTGATGCGGTGAAACTAGTTTCCCGTTTTCAAAATTAGGCTCAACAACTCCAATAGATTGTACGCTTTTAATCAACTGACTTACATAATTAAAGTAGACGTAATTAGCCAATGGGCTTACTTTGTTTGTAGTTCCTTGGCCAGCAACAAGCCCGTGACTTGATAAACCTATCCACTTTAATTTATCACCGCTTAATGCCGTGAACGTTTTTCCAAATACAATATCTCGATATTTTTGCGGCACGTCATTGATTTCGGTTTCAATATCTTCGATCGAAGTATTGAAATCCTCTGCCATTTCGACGCCAAACAAATCATCTAAATACGCTGGCTGTAACGTTAGTATTAGCGATGTAAGCACTTCACCTTCAGGCTTGCCGCTATCCGTATTAGGTAGCGACAAGCTGTTGGTAAAATAGTCGTTATTGATTAATGCAACCATTTGTAATTATTGTTTTTTGGCTTTTGTTTTTGGCTTCACTTCCGCAATTACATCGGGTTCTGTTTCCTTTACTTCCTCTGTAATTGTTTCTTTTTGAGCCTCTAAAGTTCCGCCTTTTGCTAATTTTACCCATCCGTTTTTGACGTAGCGTTCTACATGCACTTCAAGTACTGCGTGAGCGTCGCCTTCTTTACGGTTTGGGTGTTTACCAGTTGCGATTACATTTATACGTTCCATGTGATTGAAATTTTATATTGAATATTAAGCGGCTGTTATTGCGGTGATAATATCAGAAATATCATCGTAAACGAATGCGGCTGCGTGGTTATCAGCGATGTAGTGGTGTAAACGTGTTTCAGCGCGAACTGTTTTCATGTTCTTTGTGAAGTCATCAGAATCATAACCATATTCAACAGTTACGTCTTGTAATACGCGAACCTTAGATTTACGCATGTCACCCATCAACAACTTACCAACTGTGAAATCAGCAACCTCTACAACTTGGAAAGGTAATAAAGTCATTTCGCCGTTTACAATAACGTAGTGGCCTGTAGTTCCTTTGTTAATCTTCATGTTTGCAACGTCAACAGGAGACAAGAACGCGTGAGTAGGAATACCGCCGTTGATTTTGATTTGTGTAGCTGCGGCAATTAAAGCATCGTAATTGTTTGGTGTTTCTGTTAACACAGTGGTTAAAGAATAAGCTGCCGCATATTGCGTAATACCTTTAAGATTTGGTGAATTACCATCACCACTTAACACACCAGCACCAGCGGCTTTACGAATTTGATACATTAATTCACTTTCAATTTCCGCTGCCATGAAGTCCACGTCATCTAACATTTCATCTGAAACTTTGATGTAGTCAGCAACTTTACGGGCGTTACTTGTGTTCTTAACAATATCAAAGTCGATTTTGTTTTTCGAACCGGCTTCTGAAATAAAGATAGTAGAACCGTCTCGATTCTTTTTCTCAACGTAGTGGATAATAGCACTGTTTGTACGTGCCACATCGCAGAAATTGATAACCATAGGCTCGATGTCCATTGGACCAATTAAACCCGGCACAACGCTAGTGCTTACTACATTTGGCGTGCTGTTGATGTTCGAAGTGGTCATGTTGGCACTTGCTTTTTGTGCTTGTGCTACATCAAGAGTTAACTTGAATGATTGAAGGGCATTGCTTTTGTATGACTCAAACGCATCCTTGTTGGCTTCGATTTGCTCTTTGATTTGCTCGGCAAATGATTTGGCTTGAACACCTGATTCGCGGCGGTTTTTAAGGTTGGCAATTTCTTGGCCTTGCTTGATTGCAGCGGCGTGTAACTTTTCAATCATTTCTTTTGTTGCGGCAGTTGCTGTTTTCAATGTTTCAGCTAAGATAGTTTCAACATCTTCTTTGCTGATCATGTCGGCCTTCATTTCTTCCATAGCCGTGTTGAATTGTTCACGAGCTTTAATTACGGTTTGCTTTGCGGTTTCATCTAATCCTTCAATTGAGGCTAAAAATTCCGCTTCTGTTTGTTTTTGAGGTTTGTTACTCATTGTTTTTAGAATTTTAAATTTTTAATAATGTTTACTTGCTTTTGAGTGTCAATTGACGGCTCGATTGTATTGTCATTCGAAGTGCTATCATTAGCGGCTTCTGAATTATCTTCTTGTTTTGACTGAGTTACTGAGATAGTTGGTGTAATATGGTTTGAACCAAATACAACGCTTGACCCTTCAACTACTTCTGCTTCTGTGACTGCAAAGAAATAGCCTTCTACCTCTGCTTCCTTTCTGTTTACTACTTGGTCAATGTATTTATCCCAATTATCTTTATAGCTTGTTGCCCATTCGTCACCACTATTGACACAGAAATACATTTTTACGTACTTCATGCCTACGCTATGCTGTTTAATGTAACCTTTTAAATATTGATCATACATAAACTCATTACGTTCCTTAGATACGATTGAATCAAATATCAAGGCTTGCGTATTGCCAGCGAAACTATACCCCAGAGATTCCCAAGATACATTTTTTGTATACGCTTTTAAATTATCGCTAATTACTTTGTCATGTTTTCTTTCATGCTCTTGTAGGTGTAAAATGTATCTATTCTCTTGTAAAGATTTTTTCCATAAACCAGGGATATGGACATCATCATGGCTATCTAACACATTTGTAGTATTGATGATAGCACGAACCATTATTTGGCCTTCAGATAAAGTGGGTTCGGCTTTATCAATTAAACCAGCTTCTTTAATGCCTGTCTTTGTAATATACTCATTAGATGAGCTAAATAATACAGCATCAGCTAACTTGATAGAGGCTTTCTTTTCTTTAATTAGCTTGTTGATATTATCAGGGCAAGCCTTGACAAAATCAAATAAATCATTTGTTGTATCGAATTTGTAAATCATTTTCTTACAATTTGTTTAGACTTGATTATTTTCTCCTTGTCCTTGATTGCCTTGGTTATTTCCGCTTCCGTTAGTTTGGTTTGTGTCTTTGCCATAGGTAAAAGTTTGTTGAATTTCTTGATCTAATTGGTAAAAGTATTTTCCACCATTTTCGCCCCCTATCGGTTGTTCTCCTAACAAGATTAATGCGTTATCCCATTTAATCATGTTAGATAAAAATTGAGTCCTTATACTTGCTACATTATTTTTGCGAACCTCTGACTTTTCTTTTTCGTCATCAGCTAGTATTGATAAGTGGCTATAATCTACCTTGGTTTCAAATCCAGCCTCAGTAATACCACTCATTTCATCGTATTGTTGGCACCATTGAACATCAGTAGGAATAATAAAGTCGGTGTATAGTTCTTTTTTATAGCTGTTTTGATTGCTAAAAGTCGTATTACCGCCTTCAGACATTAATCCATAAGGGAACCCAATAGCATCGCACAAGGCTTGTGTATATTGTTTCGCGGTTTCCTGCAGCATCATTTCACGGATAGGAGCTGAAATAGGCGTAAACTTCAAAGACTGATTTGTAATGATGTACTTAAACTTTTCTTTTAAAGTTCCGTATTTTTTGAAGTCTTGCTGAATGATCTCCTTTTCACTATCCATTAAAGGGAATGTTTGGCCCATGCCATCCTTTTGGTCTGGCGTGATCATGCCAATTGCCCCACGACTTTCAATAAGTGAATTTTGAGTATTGAATAGATTAATTAGCCCACTTATTACTTCTTCTTGGCCTGTTAGAATAGACTCAGTTAAATAAGGGTGCGATAAACTAGGCTGTTCACCTGTTAGAATGTACACATCTTCGCGCTCAAGTTTAATCGTTTTGCTTCCTGGCGGTGTGTATGTAATTTCTTTTATTAGGTCAATAATACTTCCTGCAAATAGATAATCTTCGCTCCAAGTTACTTTCACCATTGAAGGCGGTACAATCCACAAATTTGGTGGGGCTTCTAATTCAAAACCTACAACAGGATAAGTCTTTAAAATAACACAATACCCAAATAATTGAGCAATGAATTGACTATTAACTCTAAATTGATTCCCTGTTATACAAGGATTAGGACTTTTGATTATGTCTTTAAATGGGCTATAACCTTTAACCTCTGAGCCACCTTTACGATATAACTTGTGAACTCCGTTGTTTGCTGCTCGCCCTTTCTTGTTAATTATAGCTGACAAAGGCGGGCATTCGGCATAGGCTTTAATAACTCCATCATTATTTAGGACTTTAAACCCATAGCGCCCACCAATAGGTATTAATTGAAATGTGTCCTTATTCGTGACGTAGGTATTAGCTACACCTTTTGAGGCCCAATTTACAAGCGAATTGCCCGCTTTAAAAACGGCTTTAGTTATAATATTTGCCAATTTAATAAGGTTTTAAGGCTTATGCTTTGACAAATATATACATTTGTACTTATACTTTCAGTATTTATTGAAAGTTCAGTAAATTTATTTTGTTAATCTTGGTAATCGCTTTTGGTTTTATAGTTTTCGGGAGTCATATGTTATGTAGTTCTGAATAAGTGAGTGTAGACGGCTATACGCGTGGCATCCATTAAATGATTGAATATGTCAATAGGTGTATTAATTGCTTTGCCCGTCTTTTGATCCTTTATCCACATATATTTCGCCCGTTCCATCGCTAAATTTACGCTGCTTTGAGTATAGAATACGTCATACTCCTTTAGTTTCAATATACCAGCATTGATACTACCAGCTCCTTTGCGCGCCGCAAATGCCATAACTCCTAACCGTCTTAATTGGCTAATCATATCTGGGTCATGGTCGCAATATATTAAATGGTCACGGCCAAACCCATTGGCCTCAAATATTTGTTTTATTTCTATTGGCGAAATACCAGGCATGTAGCACAATTCATGCACGAATAACGAATCCCCGACTTTGACAATTTTTACTCCTGCAGTTGGGTCGTTGGTATATCCAAAGTCTAACCCGCCAAAGAATTTATCATTTTGCCAAGGGTATTTATCATCCGGAATAACCTTCCAATTGGGAAATATTAAGCCTGACAAGTTCCCTGTTAAGCCTCTGGCATAAACACGCCACAATTCGGCGTCCTTAATACTTTCGGTTCGCCTGTGTTCTTCTTCGCTTAAAAATGTGTTATGCCTATGATCACTGATTATCAATTTGACATCCATTCCTAAATCATTCGTGTCTTTATTGGTACCTATCAAATTTTCATGCGCCCAAAACGGAGCGCTTGGATTATAGTCTATAAATGTTCTTATCCTGGTTCTTTTCGCTATTTGCCAAAATATCTGCCATGTTACGCCGTTGGCCTCATTAAAAAATGCGTATTGCCGTTTACCTTGCTTTGCTGATTGCTCGGTTTCACAGCTAATAAACTCCATAATCCAACCGGATTTAAAAGTTATAGTTCTGTCCGTTTCGTTGACCGATTTAATGTACTCCTTGAAATTTTCCGTTGAACCGATTATAGACTTTGCCACTCGATAAGCGCCCTTTTTTAAATTCGGCACACTTTCGCCGATTACGGTAATAATTGGGTCTTCTTTCGGCGGTGTTATTGTAGTCGCGAAAGTAAATAATACTTGTATAAGTGCATACGTTTTTCCTGAATCGGTCCCGCCTTGGTTAATAACTATACCCTCGGTAGCTTGGTAATTAGCTAAAAATACGTCTGTTGTGTTAAAAGTGTACATTGATTTGTTTAATGCTCTTTATCCACTTCCTGCTCTGAGTCGGATAGTTTCACATTGCTAGTTATGATATTTACCGACGGAGGCTGTGGTAATTGTTCGCCGGTGGGGGTTGTGTTTGCGCTTTTGATTGGCGCGTAATCACTTTCAATCTTACTTATTTCGGCTTCGATTTCGCTAGCACGTTTTAGGATTGTAGCCTTTTCGGTGGCCGTCATAGGGCGTTGGAACAAAATGTATTGGCCATCGGAAATGTAAAAATCATCTGTCAAGCCAACTTCTACAGTTTGCCTCAATAAATCAACATCTTTTTGCTTTTCAAGGCATCGGTCTATTTTAGCTTTTAAACCACTTTTTACGGCCTCTACTTCAATTGCTATACTAGCTTCCTCTTTTGCCGTATTCGCCTTATTTCGATATTCTGTTACTCTCTTATTAGCTAATTTCCAATCCTTATCAAATGTTTTATCAGACTTACCGAACGTTTCCGAATACTTACCGAAGCATTCAGTCCAATTTAATGATTCTACTTTGAGTAAATCAAATATCCATTGCTGGCGGTTCTTTGGGTTGTTAGTCATGTTTTACGCTATTGTAGCCTACTTTCTTTTCCCAAAAGTAGCACTTTTAAAACAATTCTATCTTTTTTCGATAGGTTTTGAGCCTGACAAAGTATCAGCAACCGCTTTCACCAAAGTATCATATCCAAGTAATAACGGCAAATAAAGCCCCATCCAAACTACCGGACTTTGGACGTACCATGGTAAATCATGCCGATATTGTTCTAAGCACGTTCTAAATAGAAATATTGTGGCGCTGTATTTTATCACAGCCGCTGCGATTCTTATAAATACTTTTCTCATTTTACTTTGTTTTGAATGTTTGCGTTTTTACCAATTCAGATAGTCTAATTATTTCATCCATTTCAGAAATAGTAAGGATTAACCCATATTCATCGTTCATGTGATTGAAAAGTTCTTGATAATAGTCAGCGACATTTCTGGGAATTACTTTTTCCCCATCCTGCGAGTTTATCGGCATTTCTCGCACTTCCTCGCCATTTTCATCAATTTTGATACCGTGGAAGTCGGCTAGTAGTTTATAATTTCCTTTTTCTACTTCGAACCAAGGTTCAGATCTTTCTCGTGTAATCAGGAATAGGAACGCAGCGCCTAATTGTGTCTGATAATCTATTGTTTTCCCCTGCTCTCTCATTCTTTCAATCGCTTTTTCTTGCACCCATTTCGGGTAGTCTTTAATTTGTTTGCTCATGATTGCTTGTTTTTATTTTTGTTTAAATATTCCCACAATTCCCCCGCATTTGACATAGGCACGTTTTTGCCGTTTTCGGTCACTTCTAATCGGTAGTTTTCTCGACCAAAATCAAGTTCCCATATAAAGTAATAAATCCATGTTTGGCCGTATTTGCAGGTTTCGGTATCATTCATTTCTGTTTGTAGCACCTTTATTAACGCATCTACTACTATTTCATTCTTTGGCATTAAACTAGCCTTAAACGCATCGGGAAACGCTTTTGCAAGATGTTCAGCAAATTGTATGTCGTGTTCGTATTGTTTTTGAATTGCCTCTATGGCTGCTATAAATTCCTGTTTGTTCATGATTGTTTTTTTAATTCTTTAATTTTAAACACATACCGGGTGCCTTTGCAGTCGAAAAGCATAACCTCGTCTATTTCTTTGCTTTCCCATACGGGGACATTGATTGGTGATGATTCATCAAATTTATAATTTGATAAAACGCTAATATTCTGTGGATTAAACGTACCCAAATACGCCACGTCTGCTGTGTTATTGTTATTCATGGCTATTTTGTTTTGATTCCAAATGTTTAATAAATGTTTGCTTCATTAATTCGGAATATTCTTCCGCTTCCTCTCTTGTGAAGTTTTTAATTGGGTATCCTTCATACGCTTTGAACCCCTCTTGTTTTAAGCCAGCCTCTTTTTTGAATCGTACAAAATTTGGCATCATCGGTGGTAATAGTTCTAATTTCTGTGTTCATATTTTTCATGGCTGTGAAGTAGCCTTACTTTTTATTAATTTGTTCGAAACTTATTTTTACCTTGATGCAGTCCCAATTGTATTTTTTTGAGAATTCTGACCACGAATACAATTCATTTTCAGAACCCATAAAATCTTTAACAACTTCCTTTTTAGATAATCTGCTATATTCTAGCCATACCCTATTCGTTATAGTACTGATTATTACCCATCTTGTTTCGGATTTGATGTTCATGACCGTGTTATTACTTGATACACCTATGCAAGTTGCTAATGATGGTGTCATATCTGAAATTGGGTTGCGATTGCTTTTACTCATTATTTACTTTTTATTGCGATTGTTTTAATTATTCATTGCCATCACCGAATTATTGCGGATTATTGGCATTTTGATTGTTTGTTCGATGGTGAATTCAGTACCGATACTTTCTTTCAGTAAACTTTTAGGCACTTTTTCTAAGTATCGCAAAAACTCCTGGTCTTGCACTTCTTTCAGGTCTTTGTACACACCAAGTCCATTGATTACCGTTGTATGGTCTTTGCCGTGCAGGAAATCGCCAATATCTTTGAGATAAAATCCATAATCTTTGGCTATTTGCATGAAAATGTATCGAGGGTATAGAAATGTTCGTTTTCTACTTTTTACGTCGAATTTGTATCCGTACGCTTCGACTAAATCTGTCATTATTTGTTGGAGTGTCATGATTATAATTTAAAATAGTTATCAATAATTTTTATGCAGTTATCATACCCGCACCCGAATACTGCCATGTAGCCGTCTTTTGATAGTTTTTGAAGTGACTGCCATTGTTTTTGGATATGCTCATTCTCCCTCATTTGGCCTTTTTTTGTGTAGACTTCATCCTCGCTAATCTTTATTTCGATGATTAGGCCATCGAAACCTCCGCATGGTTTCAAAATAATCAGATCAGGAATCTTGTAATTTTTGCACCTCGTTTTAGCAAGTTTGACGGCTTGCCCCATGTTTAATTTCACGCCTGATGAATCGGAGGTATAAATAACATCGCTATATTTAAAGTCGATGTATCGGCACACCTGAGCGTGCAAACTTTCTTCGCCTTTCTTCTTTTTTGCTTTCGGCTTGAATTTTTCGTTGAATTCTTTAACTGTGATTTTTGCCATGGTTTCAATTTTCGTTTGTTTGTTGGTTTAGTAGATAACCGCTATGAGTAGCGGGTAGCCATTAGTTATAAGCCATTAATGTTTTAACAATTTAACGAACATCGCAATAACAATAAACCAATTAAGTATACCAATGCAACCAACAATGTAGGATAAAATATCTCGTTTAAATAAAATAAACATAGTTGTTATTGCTATTGCAGGTATCAAGTTCCACCAAAAAGTAGAATCTTTTACTAATAATTTAACGGCACATAACAAAGTATTAGCGTTATTGCCTTCCGTATTTTCTGATAAGTTTGTCATAAATTCAAATTTTAGTGTTATTAATTAATTCATGTAAAGGCAACAACGCCAATACCCAACCGTTATCGGCAACCTTAAAAGAGCGTACCCGCATCATTTGTGCGTTGCTTTATAATATCTATGTATTTACTTTCTATTTCAAAAGCAATACAATTTCGTTTTAGTTCTTTACATCCAACAATTTCGGAACCACTACCAGCAAATGGTATCAGCACATTGTCATTTTCATTACTACTTGCTTTTATTATCCTTTGGCAAATATCTTTCGGTTTTTGTGTTGGATGTCCGTATCTTACTTTGTCAGGCGTAAAATCCCATACATCGGTAGTTGCATAAGGCAAATTAAACGCAAATCTATTATTGTCAAAATCGCCTTTTAGTTGTTCGTATGGTATTTGCCAATATCCAGTTTTTTGTAAAACTTCGTAATGTTCTTTTTTAGGCAATTGCCAAGTTGCATTTCCGTTATTATTTGGAGCAAACCAGTTATAGGGTTGGTTTCCTGTAAATCCGAACATTTGTTTTATTTGTTTTATAGTTAAACCGCTTTGCTTCCATTGTTGGTTTAAATAATCTCTTTGGTGCAATAAAACCAAATCAACATCTTGGTTTATATAAAACACTAAATATTCACTTGCGGTCGGGAACATTCTTAGTTTGTCGCTTGTTCGCCCTGCAATACTTTTTAATCCTTTGTTTAGCGTAATATTTTGCCTAAAATTCAGATGCTTATCAAATATCAATACTTTTTGTTTACTCAAAATATCAAAGTTCCCATAGCAATAAAAAGAGCCTGTATCTTTCAATACTCTTACACATTCAGCAAACCAAAGTTTGCACCAGTCTAAATATTCAGCTTCGGTTTTCCATTGTTTGTCCCATTTCTCATTTATTGCCTTATAATACGGTGGGTCAACTATTATTAAATCTTGGCTTTTGTCGGGTATGTTTTTAAATCCTTCTAATACATCAATCTGATAAAGAGAAAGAAAAGGCAGCCGATAACACGTGCTATAAGCAATAGCGGGTTCGCTGGTAATTTGAAGTTCTGTATCTCGTTCAATCATTTGTTTTAATTTGAAAGTTTATCACTCGTAATCCGCTACTGCTCATAGCACCACCGTTAGCAGCAAGTTTTTAAACTTTTTCTGCCAACACACTCGGTTCTGTAACCAAAGTAATTAAATAACAATTTGATGCTCCGATTTCATCATAGTATTCAGCCTTACATTTATATTCTCCGCTTGGCAACAACAACAAAATATCTTGCTGTTCAATTGGTAATTCTAATTGCGCCAAATTTCCATCAATGAAAGTTGGTATATCAAACCCTGCAATATTTTCAGCTTCTCCGTGTATGTATGCAGTTCTGCCTTTAATTTTATCCATTATTAATTCACCAACTTCATTAGGTTTAGTTAATGGCGCATGGTCTTCAATCGGGTTCATTATTCCTAACATTCCCATTGGTTTTGTTGTTGTTAATCTTAATTGTTTCATTGTTATTTAATTTAATTGTTTATAATTCCTACGCTCAAAAAGTTTAAAAACCAGACTGCTAACAGCACCTATGTCGCAACCTTGCCGCAGGCGCAACACAAGGCTGCGCATAGCTGCAAATCGTTATGTGCAATTTTCTTTTTCATTTTTTTCCCCACCGCACAAATGATTTAATGAAATAATGATTGTTGAACATTATCGTAATTCGTTTTGTGGTTACTCCATATTGCCTCCGTTGTTTTAAACATTGCTCCAACCATATCTTTCATAGGAACAAAAGGCAACCAGTCAGCTTTTGTATTTTCACAAACTATTGCTTGTCCATTTCGTTCCTTACACCATTCGCCAAGTGATATAAAATCAATTTGGTTTTTAACGTAAGCGTGTCCACCAAATTGATATGGTGGGTCAATAAACCAAGTGCAAGTTTCGTTTTCCAATTCTGTATAACATCCTAATTTTATTTCCCAATGTTTGATTTTATGAATATTTGCTGCCACCCTTTTAAAATATGTTTTCATTCCACCTTGTTCAGCAGAAAACTTGCTTATTTTGTATCGTGGTGCTGTTGATGCTACTCCTGCATTTAATCCCATAAAAAACGTTTCTCCTTCCGTTAATTTCAATTCTCGCAAATCAAAACCTGCCTTTAGTTTTGAAATATCAGGCAATGAAAGAATATCGTTTGGTGAGCAAGTTTTTAACCATTCCCAAGTTTTTACAACTATCTCATATTTATCAACCAATAAAACATCATTCTCCCAGTGCTTTAAACTATACCTTGCACTTCCAGCAAAAGGTTCTATTATCTTATTGTGCTTCGGTGGTGGATAATAGTCCACTACTCTTGATTTGCTTCCGTAGTAACTAAACATAAAAAAATGATTTAATGATTGCACACGCACAAAAAATGAAAAAGAAAACAGACACATAACAGCACCTAACCAAAATTGGCGGCTTAGTGGTAAATTGAAATGTATTGCTTCGTATCATCATTTGTGCTTGTTTGAAAATTTGTGCTTCATAATCGCCAACTTCGGTTAGCTGCGAACCGTTATAGGTAATGCTAAAAGACACGACCTGTAATTAAAGTTATTATTGACTTTATTTGCTCAATACTTGTATAACCGTCATAATCATAATTTCGCAAACAAACCAAATCGGTTATTTTTC